ACGCAATGAATCATATGCAACCCATACTGTTCCAGCAGCAATACCATTGCCGCCACCAGCAGGATCTAATCCATATAATGCATCATTTGCTTTATTATAAAATTCTGCACCAAGTGTTGAAAAACTCGCAGTGGTTGAACTATATTTCTTAATAACAAAGTTTGCTCCACTTCCTGTTGCACCTAATTTTAAGAAAACTGATCCACTTGGTCTAGGAACATCATCAGTGCTTCTCCAGCTTGGTACTCCGGCAAATGTTCCATATGTTAACTTAGGATTAGCATATGTACCTGCAACAATTCCTAGTGTAGCTAATGGGGTTCCAGTAAGGTTGGCGATTGCAATTTTTCCATCTGCAGCGGCAGCTAGACCACCACTTTTTGCAGTACTGGCTGCATAAATTTCTACCCGATTATTTACTACCGCTGCAGTAATGCCTGTAGTAGCACCGTTAATAGCAGAAGCTACTTGTGAAACAGAGCGTGATGTAGTAGTACTACCAACAGTAACTGTTACACCGTTAATTGTAATTTGAGCAGCAGGAGTGCTTGCCGCAATAGATGGGCTAGATACACTTCCTTTAATAGTTGGCCAACTAACAGCCCATGCATCAGTTCCTAATCGTACCCATGTATTTGCACTGTTTTTATAAAATAATATTGCGTTGCTTCCAGTTCTGAATGCAACTGCATAACTACCAATTTGTCCTATACTTGAATTTGGAACATAAATTCCACTAGATAATGTCATATCAGACAATGAAGTAACTAGTAATGGAGATTTTAAATTAAAAACACCATTAACCGCATCCCATTCATTAATTCCCCACGTACTGTCTGTTAAATCAAACCAATGAGTTCCATTTGCAACTGCACCAGTAGGTCTTACACTAGTGCCTTCTAATTCGTCTAAATTAATATCTGCACGAATTGCAAAAATTTTGTTAACCTGTCCCAATGCACTGTACGCAGCCATTAGTCCATATTCATTGCGTTCATCGCCATGCAGTGGTGTACCCGCTGCACTTTGCTTAAACGATGGATAACCCAAAGAAGTAATTAGTTCACGCTGACTAGCATATGACAAAAGCTTACCTGCTCTTGATGCTGTTGTGTCTGCGGCGATTGCCCCAGATGGATTTGCTTTATCTTGTCCTGTTGCTAATATAATTAATGGTACGGTGCCAACTGCACCCGGTACATATTGACTTTCGTCTGTTACTGTAAGTTGTAATCCTGGAGATACTAGTGCCATTTTGTTTTCCTTTATTAAAACAATTTCTAGTATTTATATAAAGGGGTCTATTTTGGTCACTTACAACTACCTTCGGAAGGTTTAACAATTTTAATATTATAAATATTATTATGAAAAGACCTATTTGCAAGGAATGTGGGGAAAACCCGTCAGCAATTAATTATAAAAATGGTGATATAACACATTATCGTTCAAAATGTGCTACATGTATTAGAAAGTTTAAAAACTTAAAGCCAATTCCGCCAGCATGGAAACGGTCTGGCTATACAAAGAAACAACGATGTGATAAATGTGGGTTTACGTGCAGCAATATCAAGACACAAATGAGAGTGTATTATGTTGACGGAAACTTAAAAAACAATGACTGGAACAATCTAAAAACTATTTGTTTAAATTGTCAGGCTGCTTTACAAGATGCAAAAACTACATGGAAACCGGCTGACTTAGTAGTAGATTATTAAGATGTTCGTATAGATTTTCTACCGTACCGTTATTATCAATTTCAGCATTAAAAGTAGTACCTACCCAACTATATTCACTAGCGTGAACTTTTGGCCATTTTTGTGGCATGAGTTGGTGAGCATCTTCCAGCAACCATTGTTGATTTTCTGGTGTAGTGTTTTCACGCATTGCATCATCATACCATTCTGGAAGATTTCCACGTTTAATCCAAATGACAATACCGCCAGCATTTCTAATTGTTTTTATTTCATTGGGAAACCTAACATCAGTGATAACTGTATTTCCATTTCTAGTTTTCAATCTATTTTCTAATGCAGCAATCCAAATATCATCATGAAAACCACCACGACATACTTCAGTCCCCCAATATTGTAATACCCATCTAGGAGTAAGATGAGGTATATTCAACCTTTTTGACCACCACGGATCAACCTGATCACGCCAGTGTCTTGATTCTGGAGTGAGTCCTTCAAGCAATTCTCTATCCCAACCAAAAACAGTTGCAACTGCGTCTTTTAACGCACCAGCAAAACTATCACGTCTAAATCCGTGAAATCCCACCAAATAGTTTGCCGCTGTATCTTTGCCAGAACCAATAAATCCACTTATCCCAATAATCATACAATTCTCCTTGCACAAAGTATATCCTAATAACAACTGACTGTCAATACAGATAAATATTATATCGGGAACTACTAAATGGCCACAGCAGATACAACCAACTTTTACGCCAATGGCGTAATGATTACAGATAGTCTTTATAATGCAAACACCGGCACAGGGACTGGGCATATTGCCTTTGACCCAAATGAAGACTTAGGGGCAACGGCTGCACCAGATTTAGAAGCAGTTAATGCTAAACGCACAGAAATTACAGACTATATTAGATTACGTCTAGCCGATGGGATAGTCGATGTTGAACTAGACAAAGAGCATTACGATCTGGCAATCAACCAAGCTTTAATAAAATACAGACAACGTGCTTCAAATAGTCAAGAAGAATCTTACGCATTTTTGAAGTTAAAACCAGAAACGCAAGAATATATACTTCCAAGAGAAGTCATGGATGTTCGTGGGGCATTTCGTCGTGGTATAGGATCAGTTACAGGCACAACAGCAAGCCAGTTTGAACCATTTAGTTCTGGGTATTTGAATACGTATATGTTAGTTGCTGGGCGAGTTGGGGGATTAGCAAGTTATGAACTATTTGTTGACTACCAAAAACAATCAATGAAAATGTTCGGCGGATACCTAAACTTCACATTTAATAAAACTTCTAAGAAGTTAACGTTAATCAGAAAAATACCATATGCTGGATCGTACTCTACTGAAGACCAATTTGAAGATTGTTTATTGCACATTTATAACTACAAACCAGACAGTATGTTACTAAATGATTTTCAAGCGTTTCCGTGGTTACAAGAATATGCATATAGTTTTGCCAAACGTATTTTAGGTGAAGCAAGAGAAAAATTTACCAGCATTGCCGGACCGCAAGGTGGTACAACATTGAATGGTGCTAGTTTAAAATCAGAAGCACAAACAGAAATGGAACTTCTTGAACAGCAACTTAAAGATTATGTTGACGGTTCATATCCACTCACATGGATAATTGGTTAATATGAAAATTAATGAAATTATTACAGAAGGTACAACTACAGGCAACGGAACGTATGCCAAAGGTGATACCCAACTGCCCACAGATGAAGTTAAAGCTGCTATAAAGGATGCTCAAACTTTTCCAAACTTAAATATGAGTACCGGAAGTTCATATATGAATTATCGCATGGGCATTGCACTGGCCGGTGCCCCAGATTATCCAACAAAGATGGAAGCAGATAACTGGATTGGGGGTGATCCATTATTATCGACATACACTGATGTCGAAATGGAAATGATCAACAAAGCAGCGGCACAAGTTGGTGCCGGTGTACCACAAAAATGGTCAAGTAAACGCTCAGAAGAAGTTCCGAGTGTAAACAAGACCAGTATTGTGGCAAAGAAAAAGAAAAACAAATACGGAGTTTAACCTACACGAAGAAGTACAGTGTCTTCGTTTATTCTTCCGTTTGCTAGTGTCTCGGTTGCTTTAATATCTGTCAAAAAAGTCCTCAATCCAACCTTACCAATCTTACTGAATTCTTTCAACTTTTCTTCTGGCTTACGCAAAGTTTTTCCAACTGATTTAGCAGTATCAAACCCCGTAATACTGGTGCCTTTGATATTCAACGGACCAGTCATGCTATCAGCAATATACTTAAATAGTTTTCGTGTTTTAGTATTATAAGTCCACAATTCTTGTGCATTAATAATATCAACTGGATTAATTGATACAAGTTTTAATTGTGCATATTCTTTCATGTACTTCAATTTAGAAATAACTTTCTCTGCACTAGGGGTACGTTTTACTCGTGCTTTTTTGGTTGCTTTTTTGACTCCACGATATTGACCAATTGAATCAATCAAACTATCAATCCATGCAAAATGTTTTTTAAAATCTGCAGATTTGTAATGCCTGTAAGCTTCTACAAGTTGTTCATCTTCTTTATTATAAGATTGCTCAAGTTCTACACGACGATCAGCAAAAACTTTTTCAATTTTGCCCAATTGTGCTTGTGGAACATTTTGTGCTACTAAAAAATCATAAAATTTTATTTCTTCCAGATTATCATAGTATCCTTCTAGCTCACCAATAGTAGCACTGGTTTTTTCATTTAGACGATCTTGAATAGTGATTTTAGGTGTATCTGTGTTATCGACTACAGTTTCCTCCTCGGCAACTTCAGAAGCCAATACCGAAGCAACATGTTTTTTCAAATAATTCAATTCACGGTCACGCAGTGGCATACCTTGTCGTGCAGCCAATATCAGACTACATGCAGTCATGGGAAGTGCACGATCTGGGCTACGAATAAATTTACTAACGTCTTGTTTACCAAAACCTGTATCCTGCATCCATTTTACAACATGTTTCTTAACATCTTTTTGTGTGTAATAATAGTTGTAATAATAGAAACTACGACGAAGATGATGATCAAACTCTTCTTGACTCATCGCCAGAGCACGTTCGGTATCCCACACAGGTTCCCGACCAGTATGTTTCTCGTCATTAAAAAGCGGATCCCGCTTTGTCGAAGTCTTTTTGGGTGCTTTTACACTAGTTCCTGTACGTGCCATTTGTTGCTCCTTAAAAATATGATTGGATTTTACTCATAAAATTTATTGGTTGTCAAGCAAAATTATTTGTTATTTTTTTAGCAACCATCAGAAATAACCATAATTATATTAGTTTTCCTAATTTTGGTCAATTAGGGATAGGGCTAAATATAAAGATAAAGGATTAAAATCAAATGTCGTCTACTTTAATCAGAAAATATTTGGATATACTCAGCGAAGAACCAGCGGTAGGTACGTACATAGACTCTAATACACCACCTGATGTTGCTGCTCGGGTTAGAGCAATGGATCAAGCTGGCCGAGGTCAAATTGATAAGGGTTATTACGATAATCAATCTGCAGATGTTAAATCTTCAATGTTGCAACAAGTTGGTCAAGCCCCAATGGATCCAAATGCACAAACTGCTGATCAACGTGAAGCAGGGACGCAAGCTAAAATTAATAAAGGAACGATTACTAGACAAGATGCTGCTAATAGGGCTACAGGCGGAGACTATTTTCAAGATACAAAAGTAGCTACATCTAAACCAACAACTGCTACTCAATCAGTAGCAACTAGTATTCAACCTGCTGCTACCCCTGTTGACTTTAACAAACGAGCAGGGGTTATGTCTGTAGCTGATACTGGTCTAGGTAGATTAAGTGGCGGGGTAAGTTTGAGCGGTGGTGCTGCAGATTATATGAATCCATCAATGAGGGCTGAATTAGCTAATCAATCTGGTGGAAAATTTGTTGCTGATGTTGGACAACAAACTCAACAGTTAGGTTATCAGCAAAAATTTGGCGACAATACTACCGGACAGCTAGCAATCAATCGTAACGCACAAGGCGGAATGAGTGCAGGTATAGGTGGCGAAACAAAATTAGGCAAGGACTGGTCTCTTACTGGAGGAGTTAGCACTCCTGTTCATGGTCAAGGCGATACTCAATTTAATGTAGGACTTAAAAGAAATTTATAATAGGAAAATATAGTGCCAAGATTATCGCTTTGGAAAGACGGAAAACACACCAACGACTATAAGTTTTTTGATAGAAGAATTAGTGAAATGTTCACTGTTGGGGGTACAGGAGTTCTGCTACACAAGTATCTTGGTGCAAATGAACAGAATACTGTAAAAACAACCATTGCAGCCCAAGTAAATGTCGGCAATACCCTTACTTTTTCGTCTACCTCAAATTTATTAGTAGGAATGTATGCTGCTGGTTTGGGGATTCCAGCCGGTACAACAATAGCATCAAAAACCGCATCAACAGTCACACTAAGTGCTGCTACTACCACACCACTAGCCAGTGGATCAACAGTCAAATTTTATGATGATGCTTCAAATCCAAGTTATGTGAACCAAAGTGCACAAAATATACAGGATTTGTTTTTCTTAGAAAATCGTGATAGAAAATATGATACCTCAGTATATTCAATGCGTGGACACTATCAAGTATCAGACACAACATTTGATTTAAGTCAGTTTGGTTTATTCTTACAAACCGGAACATTATTCATGGTGTTTCATATCAATGATATGATTGACACTATTGGTCGAAAGATCATGAACGGTGATGTAATTGAATTAATGCATTTAAAAGATTACAATCCATTAGATACTAATTTACCGGTTGCCCTAAAAAGATATTATGTTGTCGGAGATTGTCAAAATGCAGCAGAGGGATTTAGTGCTACATGGTGGCCGCATTTATGGCGTATAAAATTAAATCCTCTAACTGACAGTCAAGAATACAAAGATATTTTAACGCAAATTAAAATTGATGCACCCGATAATGATCCAACAAATGGCAATATTAGTCTTGGTTCGGTATCAAGTATTATAAGCAAATATCAAGAAATTAATAATGCAATAATTTCTGAAGCAGAAAAAAATGTTCCATACAGTGGATATGATACA